ACTAATGAAGAAAAGCAAATTATCATTGATGTGTTGAACCAAATTTCTTGTCCTATAAATCAAGCAAAAAAAGTCTTAACAATTATTGAAAAGTTAGAACAACAATTAACAAGCTAACGAGTGTGCGATAGTTGGGTAAGAAGGGGAGATAAAACTTATTATAATACAAATATTTATAATATAGTAGTTTACAATTAGTTAGTAGTATGATATACTTTCGTTAGCAAAAAATACTAATGGAGGTATATCATACATGATTATTTCTGAAGGTTATAGATTTTATGAAGCAGATAAGAAACTACTAAATTATTCCATCCATACTTTAGATTCATATTCATTGCAATGTAAATTGTTGGTTAGATATCTAGGTGATATAGAAATTAAAGATATTGATTATATTATGTTGAAAGAATATTTAATTAAACAAGAACATTTAAAACCTGCTAGTTTAGCACACAGAATAAAATTCATTAGATCATTTTTCAGATATTTGCATGAAGAAGATTTTATAGACAAAAATATATCTTCTAAACTTAAAGAACCAAAGACAGGTGCTAAAATACCTAAATTCTTGAATGAAGAAGAAATTGAATTAATTCGTGATAGTTGTTATACATTACTAGAAAAAGCAATCACTGAATTTTTCTATGCTACAGGTTGTCGCATAGGTGAAGTTTTTGGATGTAATGTTAAGGATATCAATTGGTATGATAGAAGTGTTAAAGTTTTGGGTAAAGGAGATAAAGAAAGAGAAGTTTATTTTACAATAAAATGTGGCATATGGTTAAAAAAATACTTAGACAACAGAAAAGATGATTGTGAAGCATTATTTGTTACTGAAAGAAAACCCATTAGAAGAATGAGTATTGCAAGGATTAGGGAAATAATAAAAGACATTGCAAAAAATTCAGAAGTAGAAACTAATGTATTTCCCCATCGTTGGAGACATAGTCATGCAACAACTATGATCAATAATGGTGCTCCTATTGAGGTTATCATGTCTAATTTAGGACATGCAAAACCGTCAACAACAATGATATATGCACAATTATCCGGAGAACGTAGAAAACAAGAATACAATAAGTATATGAGATGATATAGAGGTGGTGGTGATTTTTGGCAGTATTAATTACCGTAAATGAAAATAGTTATATATCTGTTGATGATGCAGACACATATTTTAACGATAGACTTTATTCAGATACTTGGACTTCTGCAAGTGAAGATAATAAAGCCAGAGCATTAATTATGGCTTGTAAAAATATTGAAAAACAATTTTTTAAAGGAATTAAGAAAGTTGAAGGTCAAATTTTAGCTTTTCCAAGATGTTATGTTGTAGATAAAAGAAATGATTATAATTTACTAATTAATCGTCCTATTAATTTAACAAAATATGAACCTTATATAAATTGTTATTCTATTTGGAATTGTGAAGAAGAGGTTACACAAAATGTAAAAGAAGCACAATGTGAAGAGGCAATAACTTTACTGGAAAGAGGTAATTCTCAAAGAAGAAAATTACAGCAGGAAGGGGTTAGCAATTTTTCTTTAGGTGGAATGAGCGAAACTTTTAAAGATGGTGCAGGTAGGGGATTATTAAGTCAAGATGCTAAAGAATTATTACGTCCTTATCTTGCAGGTGCGGTGAGTATTATATGATAGAAAACTATTTAAATCAAACTACTACTCTTAAAACTACTACTGGTGTTAATGAATACGGAGAATCAATTACTACTTCATCTACAATAAATATAAGATGGGAAGGTAAAAGAAAAATTGTTAGAAATTCACAAGGAAAAGAAGTAGTATCTGAAGCAACAATATATACAAAATCAGTAGTATTACCGAATGATATTATTACTTGGTATAGTAGGGATTGGACTGTATTGGTTGTAAGTGATATTACAGATTTAGAAGGTAATATCCAATTTAGAGAGGTAAGTGTGTAATGAGTGATTTAACTTGGAATGGTGATGCAATTAATAGATTAATTAAACGTGTTGGTATGCAAGCAATTCACGATGGAGCAGAACATATTTTAACCGAATCTATTGATGAAACGCCGATTGACTCAGGAACACTAAGAAGAAGTGGAACAGTAATTGATCAAGAAGATTCTGTAGTTATTTTATACTCTGCACCTTATGCTTTAAAACAACATGAGGACTTATCACTTTCCCACATTGATGGCAAAGCTAAATTCTTAGAAGATCCCTACAATAGAAACAAAGATAGAATTATTCAACTTGCAAAAGATAGGATTAATGAAGCATTAAGTGGTTAGGAGGTGGTTGAATTAGCAGAATTAATTAGAGATGTAGCTAATTATTTAATTAATAATAGTTTGGCAACATCAATAGGAACAGATATTTTTCTTGATAATAAACCGGATCAACCAGACAATATAGTTTCTATTTTTGAGTATGCTGGTTCATCTACTACAGGTGTTAGTGCATTAGACAGAAGAATACAAATAAGTGTTAGAAATAAAAGTTATTCAGTCGCTCGGTCAAAAGCATGGGAAATTTTTAATTTATTAGACAAAAGTGAAAATAAAGGCGAAGGAATACAACTTACTCAAAATAGGGTAAGTGTTATAAACGCATTACAACAACCTTTTAAATTAGAAACCGACGTTAATGAGCGTTCGGTTTTTATTTGTAATTATGCAATTGCAACAACAAGAGATTAAATTTTAAGGGAGGTTTAAATATATGGCAGGAACACAAGTTGGTTTAAGCAATCTACATTATGCAATTTTAACTTCTGATACAGTCTCAGGTGTTACTTATGAAACACCAGTATCAATTCCTGGTATTATTACAGCAAATATAAATCCAAATTCTTCAAGTGGTGTTTTATATAAAGATGATGGGCCGGGGGAAACATATTCTAGTATGGGTGAAGTTACTGTAGAAATAGAAGTTGGTGACATACCACTTGAAACACAAGCAGTATTATTAGGTCATACAATTACAAGTGGAGTATTAAAAAGAAAAACAACTGATGTTGCACCTTACATAGCTTTAGGGTTTAAATCTTTAAAATCAAATGGAAGTTATAGGTATGTGTGGTTATATAAAGGTAAATTCCAATTACCAGAAATTAATCATCAAACTAAAAATGACAAGGTAAATTTCCAAATTCCTAAAATGAAGAGTAGTTTTATTAGGTTAGATTATGATGAATCTTGGATTAAACAAGCAGATGAAGATCATGTAGACTATGTATCTAGTATTGGTACAGGTTGGTTTACCGCTGTCGAAGGGGTAGCTGATACTACTGCACCTACTGTAACATTTGTTCCTTTAGATGCGGCTACTAGTGTTGCTGTAGATGCAAATATTGTTCTTACATTTAGCGAAGCAATTCAAGCTAGTACAGCTATTGTGGAAAACTTCTTTATCGTTAAAGCCGATGGTACAAACGTACCTTTTGCAATTTCTATTGATGATGCTCATACTATAGTTACTTTAAATCCGACAAGTAATTTTGATGCTTTAAGTGTATATATTGCTGGTGTGACCAAAGGTGGCGTGAAAGATATTGCAGGAAATGCAATAGCATCTGCTAATGTTATTAATTTTACAACTGCTTAAATAGAATATTAAAATAAATTAAGGGAAGGATTTACTTCCCTTAATAATATAAAAATAAAATTTGGAGGTTTTTTAAATATGTTAGCACCTACTATTACCTTGAATGATAAAGAGTATACTTGTTCCACACCTAAAACAAAAATATGGAGAAAAATTATAAAATTTAATAATAATTTTGCTGATAAGAATTTAGGACGAGATGAAGAAGCATATGAAGAAATGCTTAATTTAATTGCAATTAGTTTTAATAATAAAGAAGTTACTCCTGAAACTATTGAAGATAGTTTAGATTTAGATGAATTAATGCCTCTATATAAAGAAATATCAGATTGGTTAGGAAATATTATAGGTTCAAAAGTTAAACAACTCCCAAACGCATAAAATCCGATAGGGATAATACTTTATCGGAATATCAAGGTATAGTTTATTATTATCTACAATTAGCAAAATCTTTCAATTGGACACCTGAACAAATTGATGATATGGAATTAGATATTTTTTGGGATTTGATAATTGTTGCTAATTTAAAAGAAGATGAAAATAATCCTAATTCACCTAAAAAAGGATATATTGATCATTTATTTTAGTTGAAAGAGGGGTGATATATTGGAACTTGGTTCATTATTTGTAAGATTAAATATTGATATGACAGCATTTCGCAGAGGTTTAGAAGAAGCACAAAGAGAAATGCAAAATGTTGGACAGAGAATGACAGACATTGGATCAAAAATGTCTATTGGAATAACTGCACCAATGATTGGAATTATGGCTTTAGCTACTGAAGGGACAAAAGAGTTAAGAACAGAATTAGGAAAATTAGAGGTTAATGCTGATAGTGCTGGTGTAAAAATAGAAGAAGTTAATGAATCATATAGAACTTTAGCTGGACTAAGAGATGATTTAGGGGCAAATACTGAAACTGTAAGTAACTTATTAGCTACTGGATTTAAAGGAGATCAATTACAGAAGATTACAGAAGATTTAGTGGCAGCTTCTGTTAAATTTGGTGAAACTTTGAACTCTGAGGGGCTGGCCTCGGATCTTCAAGAGAGCATTGCACAAGGTGAAGTAACAGGTATGTTCGGTGAAATGCTAAATAGAATGGGCGTAAATCTTGATGATTTTAATGCCAAGTTAGTCACAGCTAAAGCAAATGGAACGTCAACAGATTTAGTTTTACAAACTATGGCAGAACTTGGATTAACGCAGGTTTATGATAAATATACCGAAGTAAATAAAGCATTAATCGAAAGTAATCAGGCTACTTATGATTTACAAAAAGAAATGGCAGAATTAGGTAAAACTATTACACCTATTGTAACTGAAATTACTGTTGGTATTAAAGATGTAATAAATTGGTTTAATAATTTATCTGAATCAACAAAAGATACAATCTTAGTAATTGCTGGTATTGTTACTATTGCAGGGCCGATCATCCTTGTTACTGGACAAATAATTTTTGGTATTGGTCAAATAGTTAAAGCAGTAACATTTTTAAGAGGATTAACATTAGCAGGGCCGTTAATAGCAGGATTAACAACACTTGCCGCAAATATTTTACCTGCTTTAGCAGTAGTTTTTGTTACTGCTTTTGAGGTAGTGACAGCACCTATTACTATTGTCACAGGATTAATAGCAGGATTAATCTATCTAGGTTATGAAATTTACAAGAATTGGGATGAATTAAAAAAACTTGCTATTGATGTATGGAATGGAATTTCTGATGTTGTAGGTATTTCTGTAGATTACATAATAGAGCATTGGCAAGGATTTAAAGATTTCTTTATGAATCTATGGGATGATATTTCTTCTCCTTTCAAATCTTTTATTAATATGCTAATTGATGGTGTAAATATAGTTATTGACGGATTAAACCAAATTAACATAGATATTCCAGATTGGGTTCCAGGCGTTGGTGGTGAAAATTGGGGTATAAGTATTAGTAATATCCCTAAGTTTCATGATGGTGGAGTTTTTCACAGTTCAAATGGTGAAGGATTAGCTATATTAAGAGATGGTGAACAAGTTTTAACACCTGAACAAAGATTAAATCAAACAGTAAATCATAGCGGAACAATAACTGTCAAAGGTGTTAATGATAAAAATCAACTTATGGGAGTAGTTGACATTGTGATGGATCAACTACGAAGGGAGGCAAGAATATAATGAGTAGTGCATTATACAAGATTGATGATACACTTATTTCTAATACTATTGCTTCTGTCATTCCAGATTATGAAACTATAGAAGTAGAAAATCGTTTACTTGATGGCTCTTTTCATATTCAAACTATTGGACAACCAGCAAGAATTGTAAATGTTAATACTATTAGTGTTAATACAGTAAATAAAAAAATAATTGATACTTGTAAATCTACTAAAATTCCATTAAAAGTAGTTATTGATGATGAATATTACATTGGTATTATCCGTGGCAATCCAACATGGACAAGGGTAAAATCTGGAATATACCAAATATCTATTGTATTAGTTGTTTCTGAAGAAGGTGTAGTGTAATATGAGAAGTTTACCTTCGGATATACAAGAGAAAATTAATTTAGTACAACAAACAATTTACAACAACGCCGATCCAAAAATGGAAGCATCCATAATAAAAGCTAATAGAGTTTTAAATATACAAACAATACAATCAGGAGTTATAGGAAGTATAGATTTAGCACCAAAAATTATAGATAATATTGTAACTGAGATATGGATTATTTCAGTTGTAAATAGTCAAGCAAAAGTAAATATTTATAATTATGTGAATAGTATTGATTTTTCTGTACCTGATAGAACATTTTCACTTATAACTGAAGAAGTAGATGCAAAAGTCAGAGATGTAAGTATAACATTTGACGGTGCAAATCCTTGGTTGTTTTGGGTAGAGCGAGGTATAAGTTATGATAAAATTTGGGTTTTACAGTGGGATGGTATTGGAATACAACCAGCAGGTACAGAATTAAAATCAGTAGTGAGATAAATATTTATTAAAAATAAACACCCCAAAGGTGTTTATTTATTTTGTCTGAAATGAGGTGAATAATATAGCTATAACAATATTAACTGCTTCTGAATTTAATGATATTAGAAATTATTTGTCAGGAAGTTACATCTTGGGTGCTAGTATTGATTTATCAGGATATACAAATTGGGAACCAATAGGAACTACCGAAGCACCATTTGTCGGGAAATTAGACGGGTCTATATATACAATATCAAACTTGACCATTGACATGTCAACTACCGACAATGTGGGCCTGTTTGGGGTGTGTCAGTTTAATGTTTTGGCAAATGCTCCACATCTAAAAAATGTAAATATCGTCAATGCTGATGTAGTCGGTCAGGATAATGTCGGAGCACTTGCAGGAAAAGTAATTACCAACGATTATGTTGAAGGTGCTTTCAATCTCATAGAAAACTGCTCTTCTACTGGAGCAATAACCGGCAGGAATAATATAGGAGGTCTAGTTGGTTACGCTGAGGGCATAGAGGAAGGTATAGAATACCGCAATGATTACTATGATCGAGTTGGTAGAATATCCGAGTCATACTCACTAGCAACTGTCAGTGGAACAGGTGAATATATTGGTGGTTTAGTTGGATATATGAAATACTTGCATTCATATAGATCTCATGCTACTGGGATCGTTACGGGTGGAGATAGAGTAGGTGGTCTTATCGGTTATTTTGGTACATGTTCTTGTGAATTCACTTATGCCACTGGAAATGTTACTGGTAATAAATGTGCTGGAGGTTTAATTGGTCAGGCATCTAGTAGACCAATTATACGAAAATCTTATGCTGAAGGTGATGTAACCGGAATTGAGGAAATAGAACAGCCTGATGTGTCTTATACTGGAATAATTGGTGTAGGAGGGCTTGTTGGTTTCATAGCTTTCGACTTAATTGAAAGATGTTATGCTAAAGGTAACGTGACGGGTAAATATCGTGTAGGTGGTCTTATCGGTGCTGGTACAGGTGGCAATAGTTCACCCAGCATAGGAAATTCTTTCGCTCAAGGGAATGTTAGTGCTACAAGAGAAGCTGGTGGTATAATTGGTTATACATTTCCTAGTAGACTAAGTATACGAAATGTATATTGTACTGGTTCTGTAACTGCTAGTGCTTATGGTGGTGTGGTTATTGGACGCAGAGGTGCGCCATATTTTGAAGATGATCCTATTGGCGAGATTATTTTTGAAAGTCCTCCATATTATAATTCTGATATCAATACAGGGTTAAAATCTCTGGGGGGCGAAGGGAAAACCACAAACGAACTTGGTATTGAGGAAACATATGATGAGGATTGGTTGTCTTTTAGTGTAAATTGGGTTATTGACCAAGACGAAAATCCTTACCCAATATTGAAAGATTTCTATGATCCATTAGGTATTGTTATTTCGGCTATAAAAGGAACTACAGCACAAGGTTTAGTTTGTGCCTATACTCTCGATGGCGCGACATACTACAGAAAATTTGACGGTAGCACATGGGCAACAGCGGTAATAGTACCTGAATTGCCTGTCGGGGCAGATACGCTAAATACGTTCAAAACTAACGATGGTAGACTAGGATTCATTGCCGACGTTGATGGTGCCATGTCTTGGGCATTGACAGAGCAGGACAATATGACAATTCAATACACTAGAGATCTTCCCGCTGGTACATGTGGAAATCTTATTCAAGAAAATAATGATGACCTTAAGTTATATTATATAAATACAGTACAGTCATTATCAAAAAGCGAAATAATGTTTTTAGGTTTTTGGAATATATTAGCATTTAATAGTGTAGAAAATATGTCCTCTGACAGTTATATTTCCAGACTTAAAGCCAAATATTTTGACGAAAAAATTTGGTTTGCTTGGCGTTCGCGTGGACAGCATAGAATATTTGCACAGAATCAAACATTTCAAGTAGAAGAGACTATAAAACTTGCCAGTGGTAGTATTACGATCCGACAGGATACGCCAGTAGTGTCGGTTTCGCTGGAAGTGAATAGTTTTGATATAACGACAGAAGAAACTACACCAGAGATACCGAGTGATATTGGGTATCAGGAAGTTATATCACTCACAGAAATACCAGAAGGGTACATAGGAATATATACTGTTGAGAATTTACTTACAATGACAGAAAATATGGCTGGAAATTATATTCAGATGGCTGATATTAATTTAACTAACTTCGGTGAATGGACACCATTGAATGGCCCTCCGAATGGTTTATTTGAAGGGGTATTTGACGGAAACGGATACAAAATGACAGGGTTTGCAGGGGTTGGTCTTTTCACAGGCACTCATCCAACTGGAATAATAAAAAATATACGATTTATTGACGTTAATATTAATAAGCCCAATGACGATGTTTCCGTCATTGTAAATCAATATCACTCAGGTAAAATACAAAATTGTTATGTCAGTGGTAATATTTCAGGGCAAAATTGCAGCGGTATAGCAATTGGCAATTATTCGACCGGAGAAATTAGCAATTGTACGGTGAATACGAACATAACTGGTATTTATAGTGCTTCTGGTATAGCAGAGGGTAATTATGCTGACGACGATGCACCTGGAATATTTAATTGTATTGTACATGGTTCAGTGATTACTACAGCAAATTTAGATGCGGAAGAACCAATTGCTGGTGGTTTATTAGCTGGTAATTATAGCGGAAAATTACACGATTGTTATACTACATGCGTAGTGCGTGCGGCTGGCCATGCTGGTGGATTATGCGGGCAATCCTACAGTGATAATATTATAACTAATTGTTACGCTACTGGGAATGTTACGGGAGCCATCGTTGGGGGATTAATTGGTCAATTGGCTGGTGCTGGTGCTGATAATTGTTATGCTGCCGGGAATGTTACGGCAGAAGGGGAATTATATGGGGCGAGTGAAGTTGGGGGATTTGCTGGGTCTATATTTGCACCTGTTAGCAAATGTTACGCTACTGGGAATATTACGGGGGGCATAAATGATACTGGAGGTTTTGCAGGATTTATAAGTGGTGTGAATATAGACCAATGTTATGCTATTGGAAATGTGTCTGGTCAAGGTAGTATAGGGGGATTTGTTGGCCTATGCTGGGATTCCTTGGGTGAAAAGATATCTAATTGCTTTGCATTAGGTGATGTTTTAGGCAGTATCGATGATGGGTCTAACATAGGTGTAGGTGGTTTTGTTGGAATGGGTGGTTATACGGTTGAAAATTGCTATTCTATAGGAAAAGTCACTAGTATTAGGCAAGATGAAGATACAGGTGGATTTGTTGGGTGGCATTTATTTACCGATTCTGGGGGAGGAGATGGGACAGTAACTTTATGTTATTACGATTCAGAAACTTCCGGTCAATCCGATACTCACGGAGGCACCCCAAAAACCACAGCAGAAATGAAATTACAATCAACTTTCTCAGACTGGGATTTTAATATTACATGGAAACTATCTAGTATCACAGATGGCTACCCAGCCTTAATATGGCAAATGGGCAACGATGAATATATCCCAAATTATCCACCATCCTCTAAACTACAATTAAACTTTAAATCAGGTGATAGTGATCCATACCCAATGGGTATCTATTATGTCGATAGAACTAATTTTGGTGTTGGAAATAAAACAACATCTGTTACAGCTAGAAATTCTGTAGGTAAATTTTTAAAAAATCAATCATTTGATGAACGAAATATTTATAATACAATGTCTAAACAAGAAATGCTTATGCAAATCATTATTAATGCAGGTATAACTAATTATTTCGTAGGCACTGAAACAAATTTATTAGGCATGGAATTCCCACCAAATAAAGATATTTTAAGTGGCATAAATGATATTTTGAATACTATTCAAAATTGGCAGATACGAGAGGAACCAGACGGAAAAGTAGTTATAGCTGAAAATACTGACTTAGCATTTACACAACCTGGGACTTACACTTTTTACAGAAATAGAGATGTATTTTCACGAAAAATTACAAAAGATGATAATGATACGTATGGAAGGGTATGTGTTCATACATCTGATTTTTCGATAAAAGTATATAGATCAGTATCTTCAAATCTTGGCTGGCTTCCTCCTGCACAGAAAACATTTTACCAACAAGTTCCAAATGGAACAACTTCAATATCTGCCGCATTATTGGCTACAGAAATTGCTGATAGATTAAGTAATTCAGGAGAAGTAGAAGAATTTGTTGGGGCGATAAGACCTCATTTATTACCAGGAGATTTTGCACAAATAATTGATGAAGATGGGCCGAATTTACTTGGGATTATTACTACTGTCATACATGAATTCGGTGAAAATGGAATTTATACTCAGTTTACCGTGGATAGTGGTGGAAAAATCAATAAACCTTTACTATCTGATTATCTGAAGCAAATTAATTCAGGGACAATAACTTCTAAAATAATTTCTTAATTAATTTATATGTGGACGTGTTATTCACAGGAATAACGGGTGCTTGTAACACCTTGTCCACATATGTACTAACAATATCATTAATTAAATAGAATGTCAAATTAATGATATTAAACCTTCACAGGGAGGTGGGATTGATAAATAAAAAAAATATTTTAATTGTATTATTAATTATTATATTTATATTTACATTATTTCTTACATTACACAATTTAAATATAACAATTAATTCTCATAATATAAGTAATTCTAATAATACTTCAGTAAAAATAGATGATAATATACCAAAAAATAAAATAATTAATATAAATAATGCTACAGTAGATGAATTAGATAGTATCCCAGGTGTTGGTTCCATTATTTCAAATGCTATTGTAGTTTATAGAGAAAAGAATGGAAAAATAAATTCTATAGATGAATTAAAAACTATTCCTGGTATTGGAGAAAAAAGATTTGATTCTATAAAAAGTTGGGTGGTGATACAGTAGTATGGAAATATTAGGATTTTCGCCACAAGTTTTTAGTCAATTAGTTATGAGTATGGGAATTATGCCAACACTTTTTATTGGTATATTAATTTATACTTTTAAACAACATCAATCAGACAAATTAAAATCAGAACAAAGAGAACAAAAATTATTAGAACATATAGAAAAATCTGACAAAACTCATAGGGAAATATCTGGTAGTATTAAAGAAATTAGTACAAGTATGACACTTATGCAGAAAGATATTGAAATTCTTAAAGATAGAAATCATTAGGAGGATTATATATGAAAAAAGAATTCACTAAAATGGACTATTTTTTAGCTAGTTGTATGTTTATTTGTTTAATTTCATATATTGCTAGTTGTTTTAATGGTAGTCCTATCGAACAAATAAAAGATTTAATAACTTATTTTGGTGTAGGTCTAGGACTTACTGGAGGTACAGTAATATTAACAAATTTAACAAAAGAAAAAGGTGAAAATAATTAATGGCAAGAATAGTTACTGCTTCAGGTCATGGTGGAAAAGATACTGGAGCAATTAATGGTAAAATATATGAAAAATATTTAAATTGGGATTTAACTATGGAATTTAAAAGTATCATGGAAAAAAATTTCATATGTGAAATAATCAATATTCAGCCATCAATGACTAACCCTAATGTGGATTTTAAACAGGACTTAAATCAAACAATTCAAATAGCAAATAGACTTCACAAAATTAAACCTATTGATTTATACTTATCATTTCACACAAATTCAGCTACAGATAAAAAAGCACATGGTTATGAATCATTCGTACATCCAAATGCAAAAGGTAAAACTTCCGATTCCTATAGAAATCAAATTCATACTCATATTATGGGATTTTTAAAAACATATGGAATAACTGATAGAGGTAAAAAATATGCTAATTTTGCAGAGGTAAGAGAAACATATATGCCAGCTATTTTATTTGAGGATTTATTTATATCAAATGAAAATGAAGTTAATTTATTAATTGATAAAGATTTTATACATAAATTAGCTAATGAATATGCTTATGCTGTTAGTGTTGTATTGGGTTTGAAGAGAAAATAATTAAATGATAGAAGTTATAGACAAAAAAATAACTCTAAAAAGAGTTATTAATATTTTTAATACCATATTTTTTCTGACATTCTTTATATAAATAACTTCTATCTTCTCCTTTTTTTAATATTGGTGGTATTATTTTTGCATCAAATACACAATATTGTTTATCATAATTGCATATAACTTTAGCATGATATTTTTTAGTATTCATACATTCTTCAATGGAAAAAGGGTTTAATTCTTCTTCAAAATGCTTTAAATTTTCTTTAGAAGTGTTAAACAACATATAGCTACTTCCAGCAGACTTTAATGTGATTAATAAATCCTTGAAGTCACTTGGTTTATGAGCACTAATTAAATACTTTAAACCAAATTTCCTCATTTCCCTTATATTGTCAAGTAATTTTCTGGCAGTAGGGTATCTATGTATTTCATCAATTATTACATTGCTGATAATATCATTATTTAATTTAGTCAAATGTGATAACCATATTTTAGAGATTAGAAATGTCATAATACTATCAATGGTTTTATCAGACATTTTAGTTTGTGGCATTTTACATATTACTATATATCCATTTTCTGCAAAATTTTTAAAATTAATATTTTTATTTGCTTGTATAGAAAATAAATTAGATAATAAATAATCTCCCAATAATAAATCCATCCGATCAATAATACCTCTAATATCACTTATATTTGTTTCACCTTTTTTATCAAGCATTAATAAATCTTGAACAATTTTACTATTAGCAGATAATTTACTTTGTTTAATAAATTTATGTCTAACATCAATATCAACTAAGCAATTTAATACATCTAATATAGTAGTGTTTGGTAAACTAAAAACTAATAATCCTGCTGAAGTAAGAAATCTTTTCATCTTTACTGACAATTTCTGCAAATTTTCATCAACTAAAGAATCTAAAAATAATATTAATTGTTGGGTAATCTGATTACTCACGTACATCTTATTCTTATTATCAATTTTACTATTCTTAATTTCATCCCAATTTAATCCAAAAATATATTCCATATCAGAAAAATCTAATATAACAATTTTATTCTTATTTATATCCAAACTATTAAGCACAGTATCAGACAATTCACAATTTTTAATACCATCCAAAATAAATACTGATTGATTATTTTTTATAGCATTTACAATATAATTGATTAAATATTCTGATTTTCCAACTCCTTGCATCCCAAATATTGCCAATGGAAGTGAAGCAACATCTTTATCTTTTACGTTCCAACTTGCAATTTTTTCCACACCTTTAAATTTCACAGTCCCTATAGGTATACCATCTTGAAACAATTCCTTCGGCAAGTTAATTTCCTTAGTATCAATAGATTCAATAATAGAATATTCCTTCTGATAATATTTTGTAGGCAATTGCATAAATATAGCAATTTCTTTAGCTGAATAAATATTTTTAGTAAATTTAGGCATTTTTCTAAGTGTATTTTTTGGCTGAAATTTTTTGCCTATAATAATTTCATTATCTCCTGCAATATCTCTTAAACAAACTTCTATACTTTTCCCAATTTGTTCACGTTTAATTAAATCATCTGATTGAACAAATACTTTAATCATTGCATTGAATAGATCATAGTTAATTTTTTGGTTCGTGTAGTTAGAAAATGTAGGTTTATTTTTCTTATCAATATCATCTGTTTTCATTTCAAATAAACAATCAAAAATAGCAAAAATCATATCAAGTATAAAAGGTATTATATTAAAAATTTTATCTATTATGGTTTTATTTTGAAATTTATTAGTATTTTTAGAATATTTTAATTTAGAATTTTCTAATGATTCTTTTGTGTAAGTATCCATACAATCGATCAAAATTTCAAATATTAGTATATCATTTTCCTTTATATCTTTTGAGATAGACAATAATGAAGGTATAGGGTTTTCACTTCTCATGTCAGCCTGAATTGATTTAAAACTTTCTTCCTTCTGCATAAAATTAAATTGCATCGTTTTACTCAAATCTAATGCATTCAAACAATCAGAACAAGGTAATATAGTTATGTTTGGAAATGATTGAAAATATCTTTGCTTAAGGAATTCATTAGTTAATTCTGGTATCCCTATATGAAATGAAATCTTATCTTTTTGCATCATTATCATATAAGATATTAATTGCTTCTTATTATATATTAGTTTCTTATTTTTGAATTCAAATCTGTCAAATAATGATTTATAGACTGTACTGTAAATAGAATTTATTAACTTTATGTTCTTTAAACCATTTTCAATTGAGATATCAGGGATTATCTGATTAAACTGCATAGTATCAGCAAAAATATTAAAGTAAGAATCAAATGATATTGGTAATGTATTTTTAAGACTAATATCCATATTTTTTTAAGTTTTTTAATTCATTTATTTTCTTTTCCATTTTTTTCTTTTCATTATCATTTTTAGTTTTATTTTTTAAGTCATTTAAACAACTTATGGCATCATTAATATTTTTACTCATAGTTTATACCTCCTATTTAAATATCACACTCATTAGCCTAAAAATACTATAAAACATACAACCAAAATATAAACTATTCACATATTTTCTTCTATTCATTATTACCATATAGCAAGAAAAAACTATAATTATCATGCAAATACAACAAATAAAATCATAAATAACAGGTAAACTAAATGCTTTTGGTAGTATGGCACTATATATTTTTGATGATAAATATTCTGATAACTTTAATAACATATCACATCATCCTTAAAATTTCATAGTTGAAGCAATATTATCGACAAGTTGTGTAAAACTATGTGTAAGTTTCAGTGCAATATACCCTATCGCTGACCATTTAATCGAGTCTACTCCTATTTGAAATTGTTTTCTCATAATGTAATAACTTCCATATACAATAGAACATTGTGATATTACTTTGCCTATATCTATTAAAATTGGCATTATACCAGTATTAAAAGCATTGCTTAACTCATTATTATAAGAATATCCACAAGAAGGTAAAATTAACATAGATGTAATAAATATAGTAGAAGTTATAATCTTTTTCATATATAATCCTCCTACTATCTATTATTTTTAATTCTCCTATAAACAAAATATCCAAACAAACACAAGCAAATTATTTCACCACAACTTAAAACTTTTGATAATATTTCCAAAAACTTTCACCTCTCAGTATGAATATTCTAAATAGAAATAAGACATACTACTTATCATACAAACAAATAGGAGGAATTTATTATGCCTTGGTTAGTAATTGGAATAGTAGGATATGGAATTTTGGATGCAATTTCTAATTTAATCAAATAAAAAAGACAGGAAGCTATTATCCTGCCAGTGGGTAAAAAAATTCTAATGTTATTTTATAAATAAAATATATGCGGTAGCATAGCAGAAAAATACCAATATTAAATTGTAAATTATGGTAACTTAAATCATTAATTCTTAGGAATCTTCCATTGAATTTTTTCATTGGGAGGTTTTTTTATTTCTGGTGTAGTTTGTTTTTTCATATCTTTCAACATATTATTTGTATGTTCTTTTTTTGCAATTATTGGTGCATCATTGGTATGGAGTGTTTTATATGCAAGCCTTAATAAATCTCTGATAATTCTACTTTGATTCTTATGATTTTGAATAAAATCAATTAAATAACTGTCGTGCTCTTCGGAAAGATGAAAGCAATATCTACTAATTTGTATCACTTCCCTTCTGTTTATTCGTATGTTTAATTATATGTGTTGTCGAAAATAATAGAATTAGTTTTTAAATAGTAATTTATACCATTTCTTATAAAAAGGAATTTTCTTTTTCTTAATTTCTTCTATCTTTAAATCTAATTCTTTAATTCTTTCAGATAATTTTTCTTCTTCTTTTTGTCTAATTATTTCTTCTTGAACTGATTTTATTTCAGAAACTTCTTGGCGAATCAAATTAATTACTTCGGTAAAATCTTTTAAAGCTAGAGTGTAGGAATTTATTTCATCCCTTGTAACAAAATTTTCTGTAGGTGAAGGTATATATTCAAACACTTCTAAGTTATCCACAGGTTCTTCTATGAAACCATCTTCTATGAAATCATTTTCTATGTTTTCAGGTTTTCCATTTTTCCATAAATTAAGATTTTCTATAGAAACAAGTTTCTTATTTCCATCCATGATATATGGCATACCGTCTTTATTTATGCGGTTTCTAATAGTTCTTGGGTTGCAATTTAGATATTTAGATGCTTCTTCTATAGAAAGATATTTGTTTTCTACTTTTTCAACAAGTTTCAAAGTCACATTTTCCACCTCTTCTATGTTTTCTAGGTTATTTTCTATATTTCTATCTAAATATTTCTTAAGTGCATTACTTTTAGCTTTTAAAGACATTAAATAATCATAATCATCATTATCAAGATTATTATATATGTGCGGAATTTCTATAGATTTTCTATGATTTTCATAGAAATTTTCTAGCTTTTTCATAGCTTGTCCCATTGTTCATACCTCCAAAAATAATTTTTTATCTATATTAAAAGTAGAGGTATTGACAACCAGCCTATTTTTGCTTAAAATAAAAAGACAAAAGCAAACAGGAAGTAGTTAAAACTACTACTTTGGGAAAAGGACGCTCAAACTTTGGTCGGGGAGAGTGTCCTTTGGCATTTAATTAGGAATAATTTTAACATTACAATGATAGATACACAAGTTAATATTGTACATAAATCATATCTATTTTTGTTATGATTTTTTTATTATAAAATTATCATAATACACAAAATACATATTGACACATATGATATTATTATGTATAATATATACTATAATATATATAATAAAAAGTGGAGGAAAAAGTATATGAATAATATAATAAATATAAATAAAGAAGAATTAGAGCAATTATTAAAATTTAAAACTATTTTTACAATTCCTGAAGCAGCAAAAATAACCAGAAAAAGTGAAGAACAAATTAGGAGATATGTCAGGGAAGGAAAATTAAAAGTTTATAAAGAATGGAAATCGTATTATATCGAAGAAAATGATTTAAGAGATTATATGCTTATAGGTAATAATATACAAATAGAAATTTTAAAATTTGTTGAATTTGAGTATCAACATCAAGTTAAATTTTATGCTAGTTATGAGGATTTAACTTTTAGAGGTGCAATTAAAGTATTGATTAGTATACTTAATGATTTCAAAATTCCTCTTAAAGAAAGTGTTATTTCTGAAATGAAAAGTATGTACAGTTATTAAAAATTAAAATTAGAGAGGAGGTTATATTTTGGCTGATAATAATTGGTCTGTATGTCCAAGATGTGGATCAAAAAAAGTACAATCAGTTAGCAAGTGGTTGTTAGGTTTTGTTTTATTCCTATCTGCTGGAATTTTTGTATGGATACCATTTTTATGGTTATTAATTCCTATTGTTCTAATTCTTTCTGCTTTGGCTTTTCTTGCCGCTTTTTTCGCTAAAAGTATGTGGCAATGTCAGGATTGTAAGCATACTTGGCCGAAAAGTTAAATCATTTAAAAACCAGTCTAAGTTATTATATAGACTGGTTTTTTTTCATCTGGTACATATTTTATTAAATCAGAAGGTTCACAGTTTAAAGCATTGCAAAATTGATTAATAGAGTTAAAATCAATTCTTTTTGTGTGATTATCTCTTATTAGTATTATTGTGCTTCTTGGTATATTTGTTCTTCTTGATAATTCAGAAACACTTATGTCATTTTTTATCATTAAGTCTTTTAAAGTTATTTTTATCATAAAATTCACCTCCAAAAAATTTATAAATTATTTTAAAAATAGTTGTTGACATTATTGCATGAATGGAATATACTACATGTAGGGAAAGCAATTCAGTAAAAATTCTACTTAGTTAATTATATCATAAGTGTGACAGAAATAGAACAAATTATTATATGGTATTTTTAGGTATTATGTTAATGAATAAACGAAAAATACATAACCACCAAGGAGTGATTAAATTGATATTGAAGTGTAGAAGTGATTGATTAAAGTAAGTAAAATCTAATAGAAAGAAGGTGCAACAATGTCACCTAAAAGCACCGAAAATATCGGTTGGAAATCAGGACGTTGTAAAAAATGTGGTATTGGTTTTATTACAGAATATCGAATCGGCAGGAGTGTAAAAATTTCACTTGAACCATTCGATGAAGCTAGGCATAAAAGAAAATGTCCTAATTGTAAAATAACTAATTATTTTGTTTGAAGGGGTGAGAATAATGCTAAAAGTAAGAAAGGTAAGATCACCTTGATAACTAAGAGAATTAAAAAGATATTTAGAATTGCAGTTAATATTTAAAATTCTGCTTAATTTAATAGCAGATATATACACACTTTATGGAATGAACACACTTTATACTTACCTTATATTCCAATTTTACCAACCACTTACTTTTATTATATTTTTGATGAAGTAAGTGGTTTTAAAATTAAAATATAGGGGGAAATATTATTATGGAAAAAACATTAGTAATCAAAGACGAACTAGGAAGTTTTGTAAATTTAACTGGTTTAAGTATTGTTGACAATGAGTGGTATTACTCACGCTCTATAGGTTTAACTGAAGGAATTAGATTTTACACTAATCCTGAACGTGCAGAATCTATTTGCAATAATTTTCAGGATATTAGTAATAAGTATAATTTTGGAAAGACATTTTCAGTTGAATCAGTAAATATTACTGATATTCCTGATGGAAAATCTTTTTGCAATAAGATTTATCCAGTTACACGTTATTTCATTAAAGACAGTTTTAATTGCATCGGTGGAAGTTTAAGACTATCAGTAAAAAATATGGATGGTTCTGGGTTAGAATGGACTTATGTTGCTAGTAGAAATGCAGATAGTTGTCATGGTAATAAAAACCTAGCAATTGCAGAAATTAAACGACTAAAAGAATTAAATGCAATTGCTGGAATTGAAGGTATTTCATGGGAATTAGTTTGTGGTAATAGAGAAGATTTCCCTTATATTAAAAGGGAAGATAATTTTATGCTACCAAATTTAATGATACTAAATAAAGATATACCTAAAGGATGTATAGGCAAGCATAGAAAATCTAAAAATGAGATTAAAAGGAAATATAAAACTATCTTTTCTGAAATTGAAAAGAATTTTAGGGGAGGATATAATGGCAAAAATATATAATTTTCCTGTAACTGTTAATGATGATGTTGACAACCAATTCCCTGAACTAACAATTAATGATATACCTGAAATTGATGATATTGATTATTATGCAATGTATAATAAAACCAGTTGTGATAAGTGTGGTAAGTCACTTGATTACAATGGTACACAGAAAATATGGGGTATTCGTCAATCAGGTAGTTACGATGATGATGCAGAAATATGTGATGAATGTATGCAGAAGTTTGTTGATATGGTAGTTTGAGGTGGCAGATTCTCCGTTTTTACAAAATTTATAAAGTGGCATAAGGCAACGTAACAATCTTCCACTGCCACTTTATAAAAAAATTTCAAAGGGAAGAATGTTCCACTTGATTTTAGAAAATAAAAAAATAAATAAATTTACTATTGCAAAAAATATTAAAATGGTTTACAATATAAATATAATTATGTCAAAAATTAAATAGGAGGAGAAAATACAATATGAATCTAAAAGAACATTTCATAAAATCAATTGAGATACTATGTATTAATAAAGATGAAATTAAAATAATTGAAAATTATAAGGCAGATTTTTGCAATGAAAAAGAATGTGATGGTGATATATCTTGTAAAGAATGTAAATATAATTATACTGAAGTAGTTGATTTAGCAATAATTGATAAATACTATGGTGAAGAATACTACTATAATTTCAAAGCCACTAAAAATAGAAATATAAATTCAATAACTAACTATAAAAAAATGTACAAAGAATTAGAATACATAAAAGGTATTATTGTAGAACAAAGATTTGAAGATGTTAAAAGTGATTTAAAATATTATGATAAAATTAATAGACTAAAAAAATATGCAGAAGAATATGCAAAAATATTATCAGAAAAATATTTTCCAAGATGCAATGCAGAAATTTTACCAATTAGATTTTATGATTTATCAAAAAATGAAGAAAAAATTATTGGTGATTTTGCAGGAAATTATTTAAGATTTTGCTTACAATCAGTTATAGAGGTTTATAATTGTATGTCTACAAGTGAAGAAGATTTAAAAGTAACAATAAAGCACGAATTATTGCACTATTTTTTGGATATGCAATGTCTCAAAAATGCTGATAATGATGGTGTATTTCATGCTTTAGCGAAAATAGAAGATGCAGACCCATATGGAGAGTTAAGCAAAGAGGAGCAAAAAGAATATGATTTATTAATGTTTGTTTATGAGAATTCTCCATATAAACATGATAAAATAAATAAAATAAGATATGATTTTGTAGATTTTTTATATCAGCAAAAACAAAAATCTGATAAATATAATTATAATTTATAAATATTATGGAACTTTTTTTAAAATTATGTGTCTAAGTAAGTAGGGAACAAAATATAAAAATAATAAAAAGAATGGGAGGTGATATTATGCAAGAACAAAAAGAACAAGTTAAACTTATTTTTACAGCACAACTAGCAAGAGCATTGTTAAAACTTAAAAAAAATTATATGATTGTAGATGTGAAACCAGACAAAAATAATAATGATAAGACAGTATTTGTATTTAGAAATGATGTTGGTTTAAAAGAAGATATTCAAAAATTAACGATAAACAATGGAAAAGTTAAATATTAAAAAGATATTTCTGCACCAGTAAAATGCCTACCTAAGTCATAATATTTTAACTTTTATAGGTAAAATCCTGATGCAGACTTTGACTTTTGTAGGTAAATCTACATACAGATGTGAGTGTATATAGAATAATATAGTATATAGAATAAAATTATATACAGAATAAAATTAATAATAGAATACTTATGAATTGCTAAACGCAATCCAAAAAATATTTTTTATTTAAATTTTAACTAATTAAAAAAATAATATAAAAGAAAGGGTTTAATAATTTATGACTGAAAATAAAAATGAGAATGAAAAATTATATATCAAAGTAAACAATACTTATTATAACGATGAAAGTTTAACTAATACTGAGTTAACTATATTAACTCTTTTATATTGGGATTACCAACATTATAAACCAAGGACTAAATGCTCTATTCAAATGCTGGCTGATATGATGCAGATTGATACGAATAGTAATACAAAAATAATAACTCAGATTAGAAATACATTAACTTCACTTCAAGAGAAAAAGATTATAACTGATATTTATCTTTTAAATGGCTCCAAAGAAAAAATTAAAGATAAACATACTTTTTTTTATGTTGAATTGATTAAACCTCTTACAAAGGGTGATAAAGGTGGTTATTTCCATGTATACGAAGATGATTTAAACAAAATATTTAGTTATCTTTCCGGTAAAAATATTAGCAAATTTGATTTTATTAGATATTTCTTAGCTACCCAAAGAGTTATTAGTAATAATGATAATTTTGGTTATTTGCCACAGAGTGTTATTAAAAGGTTAGTTTCTAATCCTAAGACAATTAAAAGATATAATGAAATTTTACAAAAGGAATTACATTTAATTAGATATAACAATGATTATTTGACTCCTAAATATAAATATTGTAGTACGTTTATTGGTTTATATAATGATGATGATAAATTATTTGATGATAAAGTTAAAGATATGGCAAATTCTCAAGGTTATGTATTAACTGATAAAACTAAATCAAATGAAAAACGTAAAACTAAACAAGAGGTTAATCATTTAAAGGATAAGATTGATAATTCTGATTCTACTGATAAAGATGCTGAGATTGAAAAACTTAAAGCTGAATTAAAAGAAAAGAATAAACAGTTAGAATCATTGCAGTATAAAGAAAATAAAAAAGATAAAAATAAAAGGATTGAAAAAGAAGATAAAGATATTTATGATTCTGTAAATGATTTATATGGTTCTAATCAATATGAAGACGATCAAATGAATCCTGATGATATAATGCCAGAAAGTTTAAAGATTACTCAAGAATATTTAAAACAACAAAATAATGATGAATTAGATATTTGGGGTGAAGAAGAAAAAGTGGAAGTAAAGGAATGTATTATATGTAAGGAATATTATACTGAAGATACTGATATAGAAGATTGGTGTCAAAATTGTATAGATGAAAATAGAATTGTAAAAAAATATCGTAAAAATTAATAAAAATATAAAATAAAAAAATGGGAGGAATTTATTATGAAAAAAGAAAATAACAATGTGTATATTATGTCAGTTGAAGGTGCAGATTTATATGAGAGCATGAATAGAGAAAATTATATTGTTGATGAAAATGGTAAAATAGTTACAGAGAAAAAAGAATTATATATTTCATTTGTTGGTATGATTCCTTATTCAAGTGAATTAGTAAAATTAAAGGAAACAGGATTAAAAGTATTTGATAGCAAGCGATATAATAAAGTAATGACAAATGATATTATTAATGTTAAATTTAGGAAAGGTATTAAATCAGGTAAAGAAATAGCAAAAAGTATTAAGAAAAAAGATAAAAATGATATTAGAATTGAATTTTTTAAAGGTAAAGATGATTGGGAAAGTATTAGTATTGAAGATTTAAGAGAAAAATTATATGTAGATGGTTTTACATATAATGAAATAAAATATGTTGTTTATAAAAGATCTAGTGCAAAAAGTCGCACTTCTCAGGTATTATTTATCAAAGAATCACTTAGAAATGATATGATTAAATGGGCAAGATTAGGAATGAATTTAGATAATAGAAATGATACTGAGTTTCCTTCACTTTTGGCTTATGAAAGTTTAGTTTCAAGTAGTGTAGATTATTTTATTACAATAAATCCAGATAATATTCTTATTGTTGATGATGTTAAATCTATATTCCCTATTGATTGTAATGTAGTAGAAAAAGATGATGAAGGTAAATTAGTTAGTAAGCAAGTTAATGATTATTCAATGGAGAATGATATTTTTGATGGTGAAGGTTTGCTACAATTAGAATATTTTCCAGAAGGTAAAACAATGCAATTATTACGTCAACATATGTTCAAATGTTGCACCTTTGCATGTGATATTAATAAGTTTCTTAGAGATAATTGTCCTGATGGTATTGATTTTGATACATGGGAAATTAAAAATATGTTCAACAAAGAATCAATGTTAGCTAAAGATGTGCATATGATTATTACTCCTGCATCATTGAAAGCACTAAAGTTTAGCAATGTTAAAGGTAGTAAAAATAAAATGTGGAAACATTGGAAATATATTGTTGGTAAAGAAGATAATAAATTTGGTGTTGTAAAATATGATAAAGAATCAAAAAGAGGTAGAGATTGTGAAAATAACATATTACAACAAACTTCATACCAAATGCTGAATTCAATGCCAATAAATTATAATAATATGGAAGAATTAGCATTATATGAATATGATTATATTATGAAACTTAAAAATAATGATAATACATATATTGAATACCTTAGAAAAAATGCTAATGATATTAATTGCAATATGATGTTTGTTGATTTATATATGCAAAATAAAAATATAAATGAATTAGATTTATTTAAGAATAAAAGGAAAAAAGATATTCATAATTATGTGAATCATATCAAGAAGGGTAAAATCAGATTAAATGGTGACTATTGCACAATCCTGGGAAATGGTAAGGAATTACTTTTTCATGCAATAGGTAAATTACCAGTTGAAAAAGGTATCCTTAATTTTAAGGAATGGGAAAATGAAATGATATTGAAAGATAATGAAATATATACTACATTGCATAATTTTGATGCTGAATATGTTGGTTTCCGTAATCCTCATACAGCACAATCGAATGTATTGATAGTAAATAATAAGAAAGTTAAATTCATTGAAGATTATTTCAAGTTATCTGATAATATTATTTATGTGAATTCAATAAACTTCCCTATTTGTCGAATCTTGTCAGGTCAGGATCTAGATAGTGATAATTTAGTAATATTTAACAATAGTAAACTATTAGAATTAGCAAGGAAATGTTATATTAAAAGTGATGAAAGTAATTATAGAGTATGTGTTAATAATGTCGCTAAATCAAATGTTCCATATTCTGTAACTGTGAGTGACCATGCTAAAATTGATAATATACTTGCTAAATCACAATTTAATATTGGTACAATAGTGAACATAGGACAATTATTTATGTCGGAGTATTGGCACAGAATTAATAATAATATTGATAAAGATTTAGATAGATTGCTTTGTTATATAGATATTTGTACTGTTTTGAGTGAAATATCTATTGATAGTGCTAAAAGATTATATGATGTTGATATATCAGAACAAATTCAATATTTATATGATAGTGGATTGTTACGCAAAGAAAAACCTAATTTTTTTAAGTATGTATCACAGAATAAAAAAATAACTACAAAACATTATAATACTTCAATGGATTTTTTATTTGATATATTAGATAATTTACCTAATGCTACTTCAAGAGATACTATTACAATAAATAAAATATTAAATGATGTTGATACAAGTAAGGCAAAAGATAGACAAGTAAAAGGCATAGTTGAATCAGTAGTAAAAATGTCAAATGTTATTAAATCTATTGAAGCAGTTTATAATTATATGGATAAATTTTGTAAAACTGATAAAGAAGAAAAATATAATATGATTGATAAAGCTGTTAGCGATGGAATGTATAAAGTTAAAAAATATAAAATAAAAATTGAAACTGTAGTAAAAGTATTACTAAGTAAAGAATATGAAGATTGTAAAAGGAAATTAGATTTGCTTAATGCTTTATATAAGGCAAATAAAGAAAATTTCCTTAAAGCATTTAAATAATAACTGAAAAAAGTGGACATATTTATATGTTGGTGGAAAAATATATCTTAGAAAGTATTAATATTACTGTATTTTGATTGATTTATTTTGGTTCTTAAATGGAATAGAGAGGAAGGTATGGTGGGAATGTGTACACAATTTTTCTCGAATGAAAGCCTAATGGTTAGTAATATACCTTTCTCTATTAAATTAATAATTAAGATTATTCATAATAAAATCTCCTTTTGCCTTATTTATAATAAAATTAAAGTAAATAAGGCAAGAAAATTTTTTCTCTTGACAATGTGTTAAAATTATTATAAAATATATGATTTTAAATAGGAGGATGATTATGTTTGCTTATTTTTTAGCTGGAATAGCAACTGCTATTCTTATTGATATTGCAATTAGTTTGCACAAACTATTTTAAAATAGGAGGATGATAATATGTACCAAAAAATGTTATTAAATATGTTTGATTTGATTCAACAGAATAAAATAATAATAGAAAAAAACAATGAAAAGTTAGCAGAATTAAATGATGAAATTGTTAGGTTAGCCAAGTATAAAAATAAGTATAAAGATGATAATGTATATGATATAACTACATTAAGAAATATTCCCAAAAATAAGATTTTAACTTCAGAAGAAATCCATCAACGAATTAAGGATATAAGATCAGGTAAAATAGAGTAAAATAATAGAAAATTTAATAATCTATAAAAATGCTTACAAAGTGTTGATATTATTGAGTTTGGAGGTGATTATTAAAATCTGTAAATGGCTAAATTTTAGGGTTATTTGGGGAGATAATTTTGTTTAGGTATAAGTTTAGGTGTAAGGATTTTAAGGGGTTTATTTAAGGCTTAAAATGAGTTTTAATGTGTGTCGTTAGTATCGACTAGGTATTAATTTGTTGTGCTATGTCAGATTGAGTTTTTGCTTGGGAAATAATTTCCGAACCACTTGTATACTGATTACTAACATGTAAGGACAACCTTAGCCGAAGGAAATTTTGACTTTGGTTCCCTTTCTATGAGGAATCCTAAGTATCAGGTTATTAACTAGAGATATTTTACTCTGGTTATTTTTATGTTTTTTGTAAATAGCAATAAATATTCCATCTTAACTATATCACATAATTGGAGGAATGTCAAATTATAAAACAAATAAAAAATAGAAATGAGAATGAAAAAGAAACAATAAGAAGTATTATTTTAAATATTAATGAGAGTTATAAATTTAACATTGAAGAATTTATTTTATGCTTATATAAAAATGATATTTCAATTAATAAGTTTAAAAATATGAGCAAAAAAGAACAAATAGAAATATTAGAATTATTTAATAAAACAGGTTTTACATTATTCTATGGATTTTGGAGTGGTTTTAAAAAAATAAATATTAGGAGTGATTAGAAAAATAATAATACTAAATTTTGACCAAGCTACAAAAATATCAGGTTATTCTTTGTTTGATAATAAAGAATTAGTAGCATACGGAAAACTTGAAGTAGATAAAAAAGAAAAGAATATAATTGAACGTATGAAACAAATGATTTCATTGATTAAATTAAAAATTAATGAACATAAACCTGATTTTATTGTTTTTGAGGACTGTCAGTTTCAAAAGTCATATAAAACTTACCAAGAATTAAGTCAGATGCAAGGTGTATTAATGAATGTATTATTTGAATTGAATATTGGATTTGAAATTGTTTCACCTTCTACTTGGAGAAGTTATTCAAAGATAAAAGGTAGGAAGAGGGTTGAACAAAAATTTAATACTCAAATATTTGTTAAGGATAAATATGGAATTGAAGTTAGTGAGGATATTGCAGATGCTATTGGAATAGGTGTTTTTAGTAGTAATAAAGTTAAATTTAAATAGAATATAAAAATAAATGGAGGAGATTTAATATGAGAAAACAGAATTTAAATAAATCAGGTGTTTACGCCTGGTATGTTGATGAAGGAAATGAAAGTATTGTTAGATATGTTGGGAGTGCAGGATCTTTCGAGAGTAGGAAAAGTTCTCCATTGGCAATTCTAAGGAAAGGTAAACATCGTTGTAATAGATTACAAGATGTATTTGATGAATTAGGAGAAGATAAATTTAAATTAGTTATATTAGAAAAATGTGCTAAAAAGAATTTATACATATTAGAACAGAAATATCAAGAAATACATAAAGATACTATTTATAATAAAAATAAGGTTAGGACATTAAAAAAAAAGGTTAGACGAGGTAAAGAAGCAAGTAATCATAAGAAGAAGTTTAGTGAAATGTTTTCAGGAGAAAATAATCCTAATTGTCGAATAAGTGGAATTCAAGCTGGAGAGATATTATTCTTGAAAAATAATACTAAACTGAAGCATAAACAAATAGCGGAAATGTATGGAATTTCTAGTAGTCAAGTTAGTAAAATCGGAAAGATAAGATGGAAAAATGTTGAAGAAGTTGAAGTAGAAGGTTATAAAATAGAATCTAAAAATAAATGTATGGATAGTATGGATATATTTGAATTTATTAATAGTGCTATTGTAGGTGATAATTATGCAAGGAACATTTAGTCCTAATCTAATGGCTTATTTGTTATGTCATGGAGTTGATTTTGATGATTGTGAATTGTTAGAAAGTGATAGGAAAAAAGGCGAATATTATATGAAAATTAGATATGATATTAGTGAGTTGAAGGAACAGTATAAGAATGATGAAGAATTACATAGGTTTTTAGGTGCATATAAGTTTGTGAGAAATGAAATGAATAAAAAAAGGTATAAGTAGAGGAGAAATGATATATGTCATTATATGATTTATTAGCAGTTTATAAAGAGTTAACAAAAGCACAAAATAACTTAATTGATGAAGGTAGATACAGTAGTGGATTACAGAATTTAATTATTGATTATATTAATATTATTAATAAAAGTGATGGTTGGTATAGTGATTGTTAAAGTATATGAGTAGTGAGCAAAAGGCAACAATAAATACTTATTAAAGAGGAGAAGATAATATATGTCATTAGATGATTTATTAACTGTCTATAAGGAATTAATGAAAGCACAAGTTAATTTACTTGACCATGATATTTTTATCGGTGATATCCAAGATTTAATTAAAGAAGTGATTAGTGATATTGAGAATAGCGAAGATTGGTGTGAAGGTTGTCATAGTTGTAGAAATTATATGAAATAATTGGAGGAGAAGATTAATAATATGATGATACATACAGATGATAAAGAATTGTTAGTTATTAAAGAGTTAATGAGAGCACAAGCGAATTTTATTGAAGATAGTGGTGGTTGGTATTCAATAGAATTACATAATTTACTGATGAAATATCTTGTTCAATATGATGAAGTTATTCAAGATATTGATAATGATGAATGTGAAGAGTGTAGTTGTAAATGTAAGTGTAAGTGTAGTAAGTGTAGTAAGTGATTAGGTTAGTATAGGACTGCTAAATTTTACGCAGTCTAAAAAAGGGTTGGAAAAGTGAAATATATTTTCCTTCCCTAAAAATATTCTAAAGTGGAGGAGTAAAATGAATGTATTTTTAATTATTGGATTAATCAGTATTGGGTTAATTTATATAGGTTGTAGTAAATATATTAGATTAAAAGTAACAAAATTAATAAAAAAATTATATGGTCAAAATGAAAAAAATAATAAAATATTTAAAATAGTTGTTGATGTTCAAGAAAAAAGTTTATTATTTGGATTAGTTTTATTTTTTAGTAATATTGTGTTGGTTTGGTTATAAATTGGTTGGGTAATATAAATTTTTAACTAAGTAAAGTGGTAAAGTAATAGGAGATGATATTAATATTAAATTAAATAGTACATATAATATGGATTGTATTGATGGTTTAAATCAAATGATTAAACAAGGAATATTAGTTGATTGTATCTTAACAGATTCACCATATGGTATAAATTTTAATACAAATCATAGAAAGAAAAATAAGTTAGTAACACAAAAAGGTATTTTAAACGATAAGGATAATAATGATATTTTGCAAGAAGCAATTGAATTATCTTATAAAGTATTAAAAAATAACTCTCATATCTATTGGTTTACAAGATGGGATAAAATACCTGAACATTTAGAAATGCTTCGTAAATATTATAATGTAAAAAATGCTTTAGTGTGGGTAAAGAATAATTGGTCAATGGATGATTTAAAAGGTGCTTATGCTGGACAATATGAAATAATACTGTTTGGGCAAAAAGGAAGAAGAGAATTAAATGAAGTGGATGGAACAAAAAGACATACAGATATTTTATATTATGATAGAGTGTCAGGAAATAAACAAATACATAATCATCAAAAACCAGTTAATATGCTTCAATTCTTAATTAAAAAATCAACTAATGAAGGTGATGTAGTTTTAGATATGTTTGCAGGAGTTAGGTCTACAGAAATTGCAGCTAAACTTTGTGGTAGACAATACATAGGTTTTGAATTAGATGAAGATATTTATAAATTAGGTTTACAGAGAGATAATGAATTAAATTGAATGTGAGGTGATTAACTTAGAATGAGAAATAAAGATGAAAGTAAAAATACAATTAATGAAAGTAAAAGTATAAAATTGACAGATAAACAGAAGAAATTTGTACAGGAATATTTAGTGGATTTAAATGGAACACAAGCATGTATTAGAAGTGGATATAGTGAAAAGACTGCAAGACAGATAGCAACTGATTTATTGTCGAAAGTTCACATACAGCAAGCACTGGACGAAGCACAGCAGAAAATCATAAAGAAAACCAAAATAACCCAAGAAAGAGTATTAGAGGAATATGCTAAGATAGCCTTTTCTGATCTATCTGAATACATTTCGTTTGAAAATGGTAAGGCTACATTGAAGAATATTAATGATATTCCTAAAAATATTCGTGCTGTGATAGCTGAGATTAAAGAGACTAAGGACGGATTAACATTTAAACTACACAGTAAGACAGATGCTTTAAACTCAATTGCAAAGCATCTTGGAATGTTTATTGAACGTAGTCAAATAGATATTAATTCACAAATGACTGAAGATATTGAAAAGGCTTTAGTTAATCCAGAAATTCAAAATATGGCTTTAGAATTATTTAGAGCGACACATAATAAAAATAATAATGAAGAAGAATTAGAAGGATTACATTAATCATAGCGAAATTAATAGTCGTTCAGAAGTATATGAAGTTCCGATAAGAAATCTTATGTAAACTAGAATTATTATTTTACATTCAAAAATCATAGGTATAATCATAGGTACAAGGATTAGATAATAATTATGCTAGATTATACGGAACATTGGGTATTAAATCGGACTACTTTAATAGTATTTATATTAATCTAGCATAATTAATTTAGTATTTGTATTGATAGAGTAAGAGGTAATATTAGTATGAAATATTTCTTTTGTGCTAAGTTGAGGGAAATAAATAAAAAATAAATTTTCAAAATTAAATAATATTTGTAAATAAATTTTAGACCCCACCCCCTCTAATTTTGAAAAAAATTTTCTCGGTATGTACCATAAAATTTCTGAGTAAATTTTCAAAAAATCACTTTTTATATTTTACATATAATTACAATCAACAAACAAAAAGAAGGTGATATACAATCCCAAAATCAAAATCAACACAACTAACACCAGAACAATTAACAATAATATGGAATCAAATGGCAGTATCAAATTTCACATTCTTCATGGAATATGAGTCAAAAGGTAAATGGCAATCTTGCAAACATTTAGAACTCCTATGCTCTAAACTTCAAGAAGTAGAACAGGGAATCACAAAACGCCTAATTATATCCTTACCTCCTAGACATGGTAAATCAGAATGTGTCTCTAAAAAATTTCCTGCATGGTATTTAGGTAAACATCCAGATAAAGAAATAATTTTAGCCAGTTATGCCGCTGAATTAGCTGAAGATCACTCTAAAATAGCTAGAGATACACTTAAAGAATGGGGATATATATTTAATGTAAATGTAGCTAAAGAATCATCTGCTGTAAATAGATGGGGCATATCTAAACATAGAGGTGGATTAACTGCCGCAGGTGTTGGAGGTGCTATAACTGGTAGGGGTGCAGATATAGCAATTATAGATGATCCATTTAAGAATCAAGATGAAGCTGATTCTGAAGCACATAGAAAAAAAGTTATGTCCTGGTATAGAACAGCCTTAAGAACTCGATTAGCTCCTAACGGTTCAATAATAATAGTTATGACTCGTTGGCATGAAGATGATTTAGTAGGAAATTTATTACAAGAACAATTAGAAGATGGTGAACAATGGGAATATATTTCTTTTCCTGCTTGTGCAGAAACAGATGATGTATTAGGTAGAATTCCAGGAGAATACTTATGGACTGAAAGATTTTCACCTTTAGAATATGAAATGACTAAAAAAGCTGTAGGAACTAGAGCATGGAATTCTCTATATCAGCAAAAACCTTCACCAGATGAAGGTAATATATTTTTACGTCAATGGTTTAAATATTATACTGTACTACCCAGAAGATTTGACACAGTAATTCAATCATGGGACTTTGCATTTAAAGATTTAAAAACTTCTGATTATGTAGTAGGACAAGTCTGGGGTAAATATGGTGCAGATATTTATTTAATTGACCAAATAAGAGATAGATTAGATATGCCAAAATCATTAAAAGCTGTAAGAGATATGAGTAAAGCATATCCACAAGCAAAAACAAAATTAATTGAAGATAAAGCTAATGGTTCAGGTATCATTGCAATGTTAAAAAAAGAAATTCAAGGTATTGTAGCTGTTAATCCCCAAGGTGGAAAAATTGCTAGAGCACATGCCATAACTCCTATAGTAGAATCTGGAAATGTATATTTACCACATCCTACAATTAAATTATGGATCAATGATTTTGTTGAAGAAGTAGTATCTTTTCCTAATGTAAAGCATGATGATCAGACGGATGCTATGACACAAGCAATATCAAGAATGAACAAACGGAGAAATATAGGATTACAAAATAAACCAGCAGGATGGTAATAAAGTATACCTATTTACATTAGCAAATTCAATGGTTGAAAGGTATACATAATTTTTATATAAAGAAAGTGGGGTGAAATAGATACTTAGTGACTTAAACTTTTTACAAATAGGTAGCACATGGCCGCCTGAAGATCAGGATACAAGACAAAGATTAGAGACTTACAACACTAATAAATTACTTTATGAAGGAAAGCACGATCAAGTTTATACAAATTGGATAAAATTACTACGTGAAGACAATCAAGCAACTATGGAAATTATTTTAAATTGGCATAGAAGATTAACTAAACTATTTGCAGATTTGTTACTTGGTGAGGTTCCTAGAATTATAGTTGGAGATATAGGCACTCCTGAACAAATAAATATTGACAGAATAATCGAAGATAATAACTTTTTTAATCATGCTTATAAATCAGTAATAGATTGTTCCAGATATGGTGATGGATTATTAAAACTTAGATATGATAATAAGTCAGTGCTCGAAGCGATATCACCAACAATCTGGTTTCCAGTTGTTGATATGTTTAATTGTAATAATATTATAAATCATGTTTTAGCTTGGAAATATACTGTAAATAAAACTGATTATTTGAGAACAGAAATTCATTACAAAGGAAAAATACAAACTAATACATATTTATTGGAAAAAGATAAAATATCACAATTAATAGAATCTAATACTGTTTCAACTGGTTTAGATGATTTTTTAATTGTTCACATTCCTAATTTAATGACATCCGAAGATGTTACGGGAAATGATGATTACAAAGATATTGACAGCATTATACAGGAAATAGAGATAAGATTTTCCCAAATTTCCAGAATCTTGGATAAGCACACATCGCCTCACATGTATGGGCCTGATATTGCAATCGAAACAGATGAATATGGACAATCTAGTTTTAGAGGTGGAGGAAGTTATTTCCCAGTTACTTCCAAAGATGAAGTTATACCAGGTTATATTGTCTGGGATGGGCAACTTCAGTCTGCTTTTAAAGAGATTGAAATATTATTACAACAATTATTTTATATTAGTGAATCTTCACCTGCTGCTTTCGGAGACAATAGAGAAGGGTTGGTTGAATCTGGAAGTGCATTAAAAAGGTTATTTTTACCATCTCTTATAAAAGTAAATAGAATTAGACTTGTACTTGATCCTGCTATCAAAAAAATATTAAAGTTAGCTTCAAAGTTAGAACTGGTACAAGGTAAAATAGGTGCCACAGAAATAAATTCTATCTACATTGAGTGGAGAGATGGGTTGGTCGAAGATGATGCTGAGAAAACAAATTTGGAAGTACAAAAATATGGTGGAGGAATATCATCTTTAGAATCTTCAGTTAGGAATGTAAGTAATTTGGAAGGTGAAAGGTTAAAGAAAGAAATTGATAAAATAAATGCAGAAAAACAAACTTCTTCTGTAGAACCTCCTAAAATAACATTACCTAATACTGGAAGTGTTGTCTAATGGCAATAGATGAAGAATTAATCAGAGAGTCAGAGGATGAAGGAGATAGGTTAACAAGTCTTTTTGATACAGTTGAAGATTTTATTATTAAAGCATTTACTATTGCTATATCAACAAATATATTTTTGAAAGGTATTAACAAGGCAAAATCAGATAGTTTAAATATCCTCAATGATTTAAGAGGTGAAACTAAATTATGGTTAGCTGAAGTAATGCCTAAAATTTACTTCTCTGGTGTTCAATTTGCTGACAAACAAATAAAAAAAGCTGGTGGTACTACTGTAGATTTAGGTGAGTTACACTCAATAGCAGTTCAAATTGCTTCAGATTCTATATACAATCGTTTAGAGCAACAATTCTTTACAGTGGGTAGAAAGGTAGAAGATATATATAGGAATTTAGCTTTAGAACATATAAAGCAAGTTTCAATAGGTAATAAATCATGGCAACAAGGATCAAGAAACTATCTAAACGATTTACTAAAGAATGGTATTACTGGTTTTCAAGATTCAGCAGGTAGACAATGGAATATGAAAACTTATACAAAAATGGTAATAAAAACAGGAGTTATGGAAACACACCTTAATGCTACAGCAAATAGATTTGTTGAAAATAAATATGATTTAATAAAAATTTCTAAACATTCTAATCCATGTGAATTATGTAAACCTTGGGAGGGTGAAATATTATCTTTAACAGGTAAAACTGAAGGATATAAAACACTAGAATTTGCCAAAAGTAAAGGAATTTTCCATCCTAATTGTAAACATGCCTATGGTGCTTATTTACCTGAATTAGATAATTAATATTTAAAATTGCCTTTTTTAGTATTTTGTAGGTTATAACAAAAGACCACAGGTGGAGCCGACCACTTTAAAAAGGTTAGTGGAAAATTATAGGAGGGTTTAAAAATAATGTTAAAAGAATTATTAGGTGAAGAATTATTCAAGCAAGTATCAGAAAAAATGGGTGATAAGAAACTTATTGTAAACGATGGTACATATATTCCTATTGATAAATTCAATGAAGCGAATGAATCAAAAAAGGAATATAAGAAACAGTTAGAAGAAAGAGATAAGCAATTAGAAGTCCTTAAAATTAAGGCAACAGGCAATGAAGAACTAACTAAACAGTTTGAAGAGTTAAAATTAAAGAATGAAGAAGCGACTAAGCAGTATGAAGAAAAGTTAAAGAAACAGACTTTTGACTTTAAACTTGAAAGTGAACTTATGAAAGCAAAAGGTAAGAATACCAAAGCCATCAAAGCATTGCTTGATGAAAGTAAAATTATTGTTGATGGTGACAACTTAATAGGATTAGAAGAACAAATAAAAAATCTTCAAAATTCCGATTCGTATCTGTTTGGTGAAGCAACTCCCATAGGTTCAGGAACAAATCCTCCTAATGGAGGCAATAAAACTTACACCATGGATGATCTAGGTAAATTAAATATGGATGATTATATCAAAGCAAGAAACAAATAATAAATAATAGGAGGTCATATATAATATGGCAAATACATTTTTAACACCTGATATTATTGCAAGAGAAGCGTTAATGGTTTTACAAAATAATATGGTAATGAGTAATTTAATTTATAAAAACTATGCACAAGAATTCCAAGGTGCTAAAAAAGGTGATACGATTACTATTCGTAAACCTGCAACATTTACAGTTAATGAATTTACCGATGAAATTAGTGTACAAACTGCTACTGAAGGTAGTACATCTGTAACTTTAGATAAGCATTTAGATATATCTTTTAGTATAGCTCCAAAAGATTTAACATTAGAAATTTCTGATTTTTCTGAACAATTAATTAAACCTGCAATGATGGCATTTTCACAAGATATTGATAGTCGTATTGCAGGATTATATAAGGATATTCCTTATCGTGTTGGTACTGCTGGTACAACTCCTTCAGGTGTTACTAATATTACTGCAATTCGTAAAAAAATGAATGATAACAAAGTGCCTTTTGCTGGTAGAAATTTAGTAGTAGATACTTCTGCCGATGCTAAATTGCTTGAACTTGACACTTTTATTGAAGCAGATAAAGCTGGTAATACAGATGGTTTAGTAGAAGCTAGATTAGGTAGAAAATTTGGTTTTGATATTTACACAGATCAAAATATCAAAACTCATACTGCTGGTGCTGGTACTGTCTTAATTGATTTGGTAGCAGGTTATGATGTTGGTGCTACTGCTATACACGTTGATGGTGTTACCACTGTATTAAAAGTTGGTGACTTACTTACTATCGGTGGAAATGAATATATTATTACTGTTGCTGGTGCTTTATCTACTGCCGATCAAGATATTACTATTTATCCTGCATTGAAAACTGCCGTAGCAAACGATGATGCTGTTACTTTAATTGCTTCACATGCTAGTAATTTAGCATTTCATAAAAATGCTTTTGCTATGGTTAGTGTTCCTTTAGAATTGCCTATGGGTACAGATAAAGCTGCTATTGTAAATTACAATGGTTTAGCTTTACGTGTAGTATATGGTTATTCTTTAACTAACAAAGTAGATACTGTATCAATAGATATGCTTTGTGGATTTAAGACTTTAACACCTGAATTAGCTTGTGTATTGCTTGGTTAATTTTATTTTAAGGGATATTATATAATATCCCTTAAAAATATAAAAATAAAAGAGGTGATTATTTGTCTGCAATTTATGATATTTTTAATGATATATATAATGAAAATGATAAATCTATAAATACAAATACTATTACAGGTGTAGCTACATCTGGTTCTAAGACTACAATTGTAGATATTAATAAAGAATTTATAACTAATATGTTTATAGATTCTATTATAAATTTTGAAGTAGATGGAAAAGATTACTATAAATCTGTAGTATCAAATACTTCTGACACCATTACGTTTACTCCTGCACTTCCTGGTGCTAAAGCTACAGCAACAATTGGTGAAGATACAAATGAAATAGTCGTAACAGTAGCAAGTGAAGGTGTTATAGGGAATATATATGAAATTGAAGTAAAAGAATCTTCAGGTACTAATGATAATCTATCTGCATCATTAATTGAAGATGTATTAACTGTATTCTTAGGAATGACTGGTGGTGTTGCAGATGATACAAAAAATACTGCAACACTTATAGCTACAGCAATTGACCAATTACCAGAATTTACAGCTTCAACTTCAAATACTGGTGTAGTAACTGTAACAATTGAAAATATTCCTTTTTCTGGTGGAGTAGATACAATTGCTGTTTTGACAGATTGTAAATATAAAATTAGTGAAAATATTAAACTTGCTTCAGGAAATAATTTTGTTGGAACTGTTAGTATATCTCCAGAGTCAGACGGTAATATAATGCAGGTGAATGGTGACGGATCTATCAATACCCAGATAATTGGTGGTGGGGTAGAGGATGTATATAACACCGTAAATGTTAATTCAGATGGTTCAGCTGATGTGAGAATTGTTTCCAATAAAATAATACCTGTTGCATTTCAGTACGATGCATCCGCAAATGGCGACGGAGGTACGGTTGATGTAAACGGCATGAATACATGTATATTTGATATTTCGGGCACATTCGTTGCCACTATTAATTTTGAAGTTACGTTAGATGGTACACTTTGGCGACCGATAATCGCTGAAAAAATAGGAGAAGCTGTAATCTCGACAACCACAACTGCTCCTGGTGCGTATAGATGTAATGTTACCGGTTTTAGAAGTATTAGAGCAAGAATAAGTAATTATGTAAGTGGTGGAATTAATGTCATTGGTAATATGTCCGTAGCTAATACGAAAAGCGATACCATTAATACCCAACTAACTGGTAGTATAACTGGGAAAGGTGCATTAGCGACAGTTACCACAGCAGGTACAAGAGTGCAGTTACCTTCGTTTGCTTGTAGAATAGTAACTGTAATTGCAAAACTAAATAATGCTGGTTCAAT